TGAAACCCAAAACATGACTGGTGCCTACTACTATGGCACCGGTGTGGGTGGCGACGTTAACAACGGTCCTGCACCCAACACTACGCGTCTTGCTCCTTCGACGGGCGACTGCGCTTGATCTATACGGGGACCTTCGGGTCCCTTTTTTTTAATCCCTTATTGAGAATGAGAATCAATGGCAATACAAACCAGAACTGAGACGGAACTCTCCAGTGTAAACTCAATACTGGGAGCAATTGGTCAAGCACCAGTTACCAGCCTTTATATTGAAAAAGGTGAGGTAAGGACAGTAAAGGTAACACCACCTTCTACTGCTGTATCTATAGCTAATGGTACTACCTACGATGTAACTACTAGTTCAGGTGGTCTAGCAAAAGGACTGAAACTTCAGATCCAAATTATTGACAACTCTACTACACCTGTCACCTTTCGATCTTCTATCACGGCAACAGGTCAGGACTACCGAGTCAATGATCCTGTAACTCTAGATGAAGCAGATCTTGCTGGCTGGACCTGTCTTGTGACTGGTCTGGTAGCAGAGTCTACGTTTATTAACCCTGAAGTATCCTACATCTATCAGCTTCTTATGGAGTCTAATCTGGATGTACAGAATGAAGGTTGGGTCTTCAATACTGAACAGGACTACCCACTACCTATCGATGAGTTCAATGAGATCCCTGTACCTGAGAACGTGTTACGCCTGGATCAATTCTGGAACTTAGATGATAAAAAAACTGATGTAGTCCTGAGGCAAGGTAAGTTATATGATAAGATCGGACACACTTACAAGTTTAAACCCTTTGGAAATACTAGTACTTTCCGTGCTGAAATCATTTGGCTCTTTCCTTACGAGGATCTCCCTTCTGTTTTCCAACGCTACATTACTTACCGTGCTAGTGTGCGTGCTGCTACGCAGATGGTGACTAACCCAGAGTTGGTTAAGATGCTGACTACACAGGAAGTGGCATCTCGTGCTGCTTGTATGGAGTACGAATGTAACCAGGCCGATGCTTCTATGTTCGGTCTACCTGATGGTACTACCTACAGATCCTACCGACCCTTCCAAGCATTACGACGATGACCGCAATTTCACAAAAGATCCCTAACTTGATTGGTGGCATATCCCAGCAACCAGTTGCTAAACAATTACCAGGTTCAGTTAAGGACGCAGTGAATGTGGTACCTGACGTTAAAGGTCTTCTTACCAAGCGTCCTGGTTCTCAGTTAGTAGGTACTATGTCTGCTAACATTGAAGGTATCTGGCACAACTACTTTAGAGATCAACAAGAACAGTACTTTATCAGGATCCGTCCTGATGGACAGGTTGATGTATGGAGTGCTTTAGATGCACTACCTAGACTGGTGTATTACTCTGACACTCCTGCCAAACTTTATGACAAAAATTTTAATCGAGGTGTCAAACAGCCTGATGCTGTACCTATAACTGACACATGTAATCCTACTGATTACCTAGCAGCACAGACAGCGTTAAGCAACTCTGTGAAAGCATTAGAAGATGCTAATGATAGGATACAACAGATCACCGTAGAGTTAGAAAGGAACACTGACCTAACTGATGCAGAGAGGACAGCACTAGAAACAGAGAAGAGTACATTAGAAGCATCTATCCCAGGTCTTCTGACTGACTACACTACAGCACAAGCTACGTTTGAAACAGAAGCTGCACCTTGTGGTGTCTTCCCTAACCCTTACTCTCTCACTGATGTATTCAGTGCGACTACTACTAACACTCTACCGTACCTCTCTGGTGCAACCGGTGCTGACCTACAGATGGTGACTATCAATGATATCACCTTCATAACTAACAGGACCAAGGTTGTGGCGATGACTGATAAGACATCCCCAGCTAAGGTTTTAAATCAATCCTTTGCTGTCGTTGATAGTGTTCAGTACCAGAAGGTATACAACCTGAACATCTTCAATGAAGCTGATGATACTAAGTATGAGATCTCCGCTGGTCCTTATGCTACTAGCACTAGTTTGAATGCTCAGTTAATCCTAGAGAACCTGAAGACTGACATTGAGGACAAGGTTCCTGATGCCACAGTAGAGATCATTGGTCCTGGTCTGTTTATCACTAGACCTGTTGACTTTGTTATTGACACACCTGACCCACAACTGATCACACCAATCAACAGTGAGGTTAACAATGTATCCTTGCTACCTACTCAGTGTAAGAACAACTATGTTGTTAAAGTGGTCAACACCTTTGAAGATGAAGATGACTACTATGTCAAATTCATTGCAGAAGAGAACGTAGATTCTGGTGCTGGTGTGTGGGAAGAGACTGTAGGTTTTGATCTCAAGGTTGAACTTGACCCTGAGACTATGCCTCATGCACTCAGGCGTCTGTCTGATGGAACCTTTGAAGTCTCTCCTGTTGCTTGGGTAGAAAGGGAAGTCGGTGATGATGTCACCAACCCACTACCTAGTATTGTAGGACAGAAGACCAATAAGACTGTGTTCTTTAGGAACAGGTTTGTCTTCCTAGCAGGTGAGAACTGTGTGTTCTCCAGAGCTAATGAGTACTGGAACCTCTTTGGTCTTACTGCTAAAACTATTGTAGACTCTGATCCTATTGACTTACTTGTCGCTAGTACTTATCCTTCCGTATTGTTTGATGCTATTGACACTGCTCCTGGTCTCCTACTATTCGCAACGAACCAACAGTTCCTAGTGGTAGCAGGTTCAACCGAGATCTTCAGTCCATCAACTGTACTAGCCAAGTCAGTTGGAACCTATAAGTATAACACAAAGGTCCGTCCTGTACACATGGGACAGTCAGTTGGTTTCCTGAATGATGGTGGTTATAGAAGTAGGTTCTTTGAGATGGTACCTAACAGGGATAGTGCTGGTCAAGCCTTGGAAACAAGTAAACCTGTTGACCAGTTGATTCCTAATGGTATCAATATCATTGCTGACTCTAAGGATGATAACATGCTAGCGCTTGCAGTTAAGCAAGACAGTACAGACTATGAAGACCTGACTAGGTTCGTTTGGATCTATAGGTACTTCAACCAGAACAACACTCGAGTACAATCTGCTTGGTTTAAGTGGAAACTCAGTGGTCACATTCTGTACCATGCTATCATGGATGACAAGTACTACGCGGTGTTAGCTGTTCCCACAGGGAATGAGACTATACCTGTAGTTACTATCCTCCAGTCATTTGACTTGAAACTAGATGAACAGTCTATCTTGATTGGTCTTGCTCCTACCATGAGACAGTATGACTATCAGGTTCATATGGATAGTTTCCAGATGGTCACACCAACCCAGATGACCTATGATGGTACTACAAATACAACTAGTTGGAGACTTCCGATTGGATTCCATGGACCAGACCCTATCATTGCATATGAGATGGAGCTGAACTACCCAGACTTAGATGGTTACATCACGACTGGTAGGACTGTTACCCTGCAATCTGAAGGTACTGTTAATGGTGTCAATGTAACAGCACCTGGTAATTGGACTAGTACACCTGCACTCTGTGGTTATAACTTCGATATGTTAGTAGAACTCCCCACCTTCTTTGTTACTAAACAGTCAGGTGAAAGTTCTTATGTTGCTGACACTACTGGTTCTCTGACTATTCATAGAGCAGTGGTAGACTTCGATGTGACTGGGGAGTGTGAAACTACTCTGGTTAAAAAGGGACAGGCTACTCAAGTAGTTGGGTATCAATCTACCATCCAAGATGGTTACCTATCTGATAGTTCACCGGTGCTACAAGCTACACAACGGACTATCCCTATCTATGATAAGAACATTAATGTTAGAATCATTTTGAATTCTGAACATCCTACACCCACCAATGTGACAGCTGTTACTTGGCAGGGTGACTATAGTCCTGGAAACTACAGACGTGTCTAAAGTTAAAATTCTACCCATCGAGTTGGAGGCTGCTTATCAGGTGGCCTCTAACCTCCTCCCAGATGACCGTAGAGAGTGTGTAGAAGGTCATGGGATAGATCCTATCATCCATGTCGTTCTAGCCTCTCAGGACGGGCTCT